TGAGCTTGAGTAGCAAATCCTGCCATGAATGCACCAAAATCAAGTGCTGGCATTACATTACCTCCTTACGAGCCATTAATCCTGAGCGCACAGGAGCTTCTTCTACAGGCTCCTCTAATGGCATTTCTTCTTGTTGCTCTTCCATCATAGGCCCATCAGATTCTTTTACATCTGAAATAGCTTGCATTGCTCTCTGAATCATACCTTCTGAAGTCTCAGGGGTGTCACGCTCTTCATTACCTACAGTGTACTCAATGCCTGCCATCTCAGCGAAAGTAGCCATTGTTTCAATCAGCACTGGAGCAATCAAGATGCCTACATCTAAAGAGTGCCTACCTTCCATTGCGTTACCTGTAATTAAGATATCCGCGATAGAAGTAAGTGGAATCCCATTCTCAATTTGTTCTAACATCATTGTTGTCATCTTTTTATTTTTAAAGATTGGTGCGTACAATGATAATGCTTCATCGACAGTGCTAACCTCAGATGGTCTGCGCCAAGGGCGAGACTTAGGCTCAGCAGTCAATGACATACCGGGAACTGGTGCGTCTAAAAAGTTTTCAGGTTTTGTTTCCATTACACTTCCCTAGCCTTACGAATCTCACTAACAAGCTGTGCGACTTTATCTAACTCAGAAAACTTAGAGGTGGACGGAGGCATTGGCTTATTGCCTTTAGGAGACATGAATCCACGATGAGAAGTAGCGGCTGTTTGTGTAGCATTACTTTTCTTTTGCATCCTTTTTTCATACTCTAAAAAGTTTGAGTATGCTTTTGCGATTCTATCTGACATATTTCACCTATGATAAGAAGCCTGTAAATCCACTTGCCCCCGGCACACCGAATAGTGCTGATGCGACAAAGGAACCTAGTGCTGAACTGTTTGCCGCATCTCTTGTTGCATCGGCGGCGGCTAAGCTTGAGTCTGCAAGTATGCGTTGCTGGGCTAACTTGTTAATACGATCCAATTCGTTTTGACCACCCTGCCACGCATATTCCATCTCATCTTCATATGCTTGCCATAGGTTAGCGTAAGCTTGCTCACTGATACCTAACACAGCCTGCGCATTGGATGCATTTGCCTCATTAATTGCGGCAGTATTGATTGTTGCAATTTCTCTACGCCACTGAGCATTTGATTGCGCAATGACTAACTGGTTCTGCGCATTGAACTGATCACGTTGATTCTGTAATTCTGAGTTAAAACGATTGATGGTTGATTCCTGCTCAATGTTAAATTGCTCCATAGCATTGTTTTGTGTGGCATTAAACTGTGACACTTGGCTTGAAAGGTTAGCAAAGAATTGATCAACCTGATTCTGTGAAGATGCGTTAAATTGAAGTGCCGCATTTTCAGCCGCTTGATCTGATAGCAAGGCTTGCACTTTAGACTGAGCATCAAACATGACAGCTTGCTGATCGTTAGACAAATTAGCCATATCCATTTGCAAGAATGACTGAGCATTCTGTACAGCCGCTTGCTGACGATTGTTTAGGTTAGTTAACTCAAGCTGAGATATCTGAGCGATGTTAGCCATTTGCGCGGCTTGTCGATTATTCAAATTATTCAGATCGACTGTCTGAGCCATGCGAGCATTCTCTAATGCAATCTGTTGCTCAGCATTGAAGTTAATATTTGCAATATCTGAGATGCGTGCGGCATTAGTGACACGAGCCTGAAACTCTTGATCAAACTCTTGTCCAATAAACTGCGCACGTTGCTGTGCCGCAAGCATTGCGCGTGCTTGTCTATTAGATAGGTTTTGTGATTCAAACTGGGCAAAAGTTTGGGCATCCTGCATAGCAATCGGAGTAGCCGCTTCCATGGCCGCTTGAATGATCGCCTGACCAGCCAATGAAGATGCACCCAATCCACGTTGAGCTAACATAGCTGTTGCATTACGCATGGCTCCAGCCGCCCACGGAGGCGTTTGTCCATCCTCAAACTCAGCCATCATGTTTGCTAGCTGACCACGGACAGTTGCCTCCTCACTTGGCTGTGCCGTTGCCGCTTCTACCTCTTCAGCAAACTGTGCCGCAAATTGCGCATCGGCAGGTGCGGACACTAATTCTTCAGGGGATAGTTTACGAGCATCTGGTGCTTGAATGCGAACTGATGAATCTAACTGGGCCGCTTGTTGATTGGCAACTTCTGTTGATGTTGGAACAGTAGTCTGTGCTTGCATTGGCGCTGATGCAGTGCCAATAGCAGGAGCAGTTGCTGGAACCTGTCCTGCCACAAGCATTGCTTGATACTGTTCAGCAGTAGGTGTAATAGGAGTAGTTGCCTGTGCAGTTGTAGCAGTCGCAGGTTGTGCCGCAGTTGGTGCAGTGCCGACCTCACCTGTACCAGTAGCAATGCCTTGCTGTGTGCCATACTCAATTCCTTGAGCTAATTGTTGGGCACCCATAGGTAATCCCGGCTGATACATTTGCGTTGCACTGTAATCAGCAATTGTTGGGTATACCGTCTCATACACAGCATTACCACTTGCATCAAGTACAGGATTTCCTTCTATATCTAATACTTGACGCTGAATAGGATTACCTGACTCATCAAGCATTGGACCATAAGGGACTTGATAAGGAACAGATTGACCAGTAATAGGTTGTCCTACACCTTCTGCTGTTTGCATGATTTGATCATTAAATGTTTGACCGCCGGACACGACTTGCCCTTGTTGTCCGGGCATAAAGTAATACTGTCCAGATGCTCCTGCACCACCTGTACCTGAACCACCACCTGTGCTTGGCGCAGTAGTAGTTGTTCCACTACCTGCACCTGCACCTGCACCTGCTGTTCCGCCTGTAGGATCGCGGCCCTCAGAACTTCCGTACTGAATAAAATGATCTAACGCAGTTCTATAGACACCTTGTTGTACTGCCTCTGCTACATCAGGATTAGCCGCTAAATACGCTTGCTCATTAAATTGTTGAGATGGATTTGGTGCACCACCAGAAGGATTTCGTCCTTCAAATCTGCCGTACTGCTCATAATGAGCCATTGCATTTGGGTATATTCCCTGTTGCACTGCGGCGGCAACATCTGGATTAGCCGCTAGATACGCTTGCTCATTAAATGGAGAAGGATTATTTAGCGGAGAACCCGGAGGTGGAGATGGCATTGGAGTAATGTTACTGCCTCCACCTGAAGCAGGTTTAGCAGTTGCTGAACCAGTAGGTGCCCTTCCCTCGCCACTACCATACTGGATAAAATGATCTAGTCCGGTGCGATACACACCTTGCTGTACAGCCGCCGCAACATCTGGATTGGATTGCAGGTACGCCTGCTCATTGAACACATTTGCAGGATTAGGTGCCGCACCTGTTGGAGTGCGCCCTTCAAACTTACCATATTTATTGTAGTGCTCAAGGGGGTCCATGCCAGCCGCCGCAACATCTGGATTAGCCGCAAGATATGCTTGAGGATTAAATCCTCCGGCTTGGAACTTGCGCACAGCACCACCGCGATTCATCTTCATCATCTTAGCTTTTTGTTCAAGGCCAGCAAAAGAACGCTGAGCACCCGGATTACTTGCCAAGAACTCATTGAACTTATGCATTGGACCTTGATAGCCTAATTTGTTGGCTATACGCTCCATTTGACCTTGATTAAACATTTTAGATTAACTCCATTGCTTTGGCGCGGGTTTCGTCTATTCGACGTTCCCATCCTTTGCCAAAAGTTTCGTAGATAGATAAACCACGGATAAATTCTTGACGAAGTCGAGTGACTTCATTGACTATGTGCTCTTCGCCTTTTTCTTTTGTCTCAGTCCAGAGTGCACTAAGTGTGTGAGGCCCAATGATTCCATCGCCCTTCTTGATTCCACAGGCGTGTTGGACTGCACGGGACGAGCGAGATATTCCTGAGTTAACAGCGTAGTCCATGATAACACAAGCAACAGCAGGCGGCAAGTCATCGCCTTTAATTTTGGACCAATAGTCCCTATAATAAATTTCTTCTGCATCCTCTTCCGTTAGATTAGCTATGTCAATATCGGGGTAGGCACGTTTACTAATGCCATACTTCGTCTCACCACCCGGATCGGATGGATGATTGACATAACCACCTTCGTGTTCAAGGATCATTTTAATTACAGAAGAAAAACTCATTTACTTACCTTACTTCTTATTCTTCGCTGAGGTCACAGACTCTGCTAAACCTCCGCCGAAGTAAAAACCTACAATCATCAACATGATTTCACCAATCCAGAAATCACCGATAATTTGTTTGACTGCGGTAATATCCCCCTCCCCTGCAAGAGTCATTGCAAGTACAAGGACAAACATACTGAGAAACACAGCAGTAAACATCAAAGCAATATACCGTTGGGCCAGTTTAAAGGGTGCGTACGCATTCATTAAGTCAATCTTGGCTTTTGACTTTGCCGCAATCTCTTCTTCTGTAGATGTGTGCATATCATCAATAAGGTCTAAGCCTTTCTTAATGACATCTCCAGATCCTAGAATTTTAGATAATACTGCAATCATGTTCCATCTCCAAAGAAATCAGTTTGAATGCACACAGCTTCGTAGTTAAGTTTAGGTTGAGGAAACTGCTCTAAGATTGTTGCGCGTGCTTTGAAACAAGTATCCATGTCTAGAAAGGGGCCATGTGGCCTTACAAAATACTGATCTGCTTGAAGCATTAGTA